TTCAAAAATTTGTTGAGCTGTATCCATGTCCACGAGAGCGTATGGGTGATCCTTTGTGAATCTAACACCATAAAGTTCATAAACCAAGTTTGATCTTTCCATCTTGACAAGAAGCGTGTCTTCTGATCTTTCTGTCTTCCTGGCATTATCAGTTCTGGCCCCATGAACAGAAAAAAGTTCTTCGGCAGAAGCAGTATTTTCAACTAGGGACTGGGTCTTGCTATAAAGTTCGAATGTAACTCCATTATCCTGAAGTTCATTAATAATAGCGGTCTTGGTTGTAACACCATCAATTTCAACGCCAAATTCATCAGCGATATTTTTTAATTCAGCAACCTTAAGTGCAGTAAAAGACATTTATCCTCCTTGTATCAAAATAAGTATACCATAAAACTATACACTAAACGAAGTTGGGCCGGGAAATTAATCCCGGCCCAACAACTATTTAGTTGTATTACGAACTAAGCTTCACGTTGTTTACGCGAACATAAGCTTCGCTGTTCTCAACCTGAACGCCTGCACGAACGAATACGGTGTACTCGATCGCGTCCTTCTTGGGCTTGAACTCACGGTGAACCGTGATTTCGCGCTTGATGCCCCAGATTCGGTTCTGTGGGAAGGTAAGGTCAACGTAGCCGTGGCTGCCAGAAGCGCCAGAATACGTACCTGTCTCAGTCTCACTGAACAGAGGGACTTCCTTCACGGGGATGCCGAATGCGTACGGGGTAACCGTACCAGCGTCACCACTGCGAGCAACCACGTCACCTCGGATAACGCTAGAAGCGATATCTTGAGGGTTACCGTTGTTGACCCACACGTTGGTCAAACCATACAGGTAGTCCTGCGTCAAGTTTGAGCCCGCGTAGAAGTTCAACTGATTGCGGCGTTGCAAGTACTTACGAGGCATATTCTTAATAGCCTTGTTGAAGATTGCCTTACCATCAGATGAACCAGTTCCACTAAGGGTTGCACCAGCAGCGTCAACGACAGCTGCACCAGATCCAGATGCCGTGACAAGCTTGCTAAAACCATTAAAAGCCTTAAGCAGCGGGTCCGACGAACCTGTGTCACCATTGATAGCCAGGTCCTCAAGGTCATTACCAAGAGCGGTAGCCATCATTCTCGCAATGTGGTCCTCCAGGCCGTTACCTTCGATGTTATCTTCGAGGCTTTCGGTCGTGAGTTCCCAGTCAAGACGAATCTTTTGGGTCGTCAGCGAGATCTTTGTGAACGTAGCACTGGCGTTGACACCATCATCAACACCTTCAGTCGCCAAGCGAGCGATTCTCTGACCGACATTGACCTTGTCAATATCAATTGTGTCAGACTTCATTCTCACAATGCGACCTTCCTTAGCGAGAACAGTAGAATCCCACATGTAGTCAATGAAGCGGTTAGCCTGCTCAGGGTTGAGCAAACCACCACCACCTGCACCAACCTCAGTAGTAGCGATTACTTTCTCTAGAAGTTCATTACTCATTTATTTTTCACCACCTTTTCGTTTTTGTTTTTTAGTATCACAGGGATGCTGCGTCGAGGAAACTGCCGCCCCAGATGTTATCTTTCTTTGTAACAGCCGTAGACCCGCCAAGGTCGTCGGACTTCTTAATTGCTGTATCCTTGTCTACCTTCTCAACTGCGTCAGAAAGTTCACCGATCTTACCGGAAACTTCGTCAACCTTTGAAGTGACATTTGATACAGAATCACTGAATTGCTTAGTGATATCGTCAACACGTGACTCTAGCGTAGCAATTGAATGATTAAAATTAGCGATAGTTGTTGAGTTGTTCGAGACAAGCTCAGCAATCGTCGATTGAATAAAAGACTTGAGTTCATCCACTACGGAAGCATCAAGCGATACCGACTTTTCGGTAACAGCTGCTTCTTCAGTGTCAGGTGTCTCTTCAGTGGCTTCCTCTGCTTGATCTGCATCGGGGGTCGCCTCAACTGCGTCATCATCAACCTCAGAGATCACGACAGCCTTTTCAACGTTACTATCTTCTTCCACAACAGGAACCTCAGTTGCGCTAGAAACCTCTACTGAATCAACTTCAGCAATAAGTTCTGTTTCTGCCATTTCTATACCTCCTTCGTTTGTTTTTTGCAAGGACTTTTCTGATTTCAAGAACTTATTAAGAACTTCACTAACAGAATCCGCCTTGTCAATATCTGATGACTCAATCCATCCAATGCTTTGCATTTGGTTCCCACAGACACAGTCCATAGACTCGCTATCGGATACCTTTGCAACATTATCAGAACTACACCAGAAAACATTAGAGGTGGCTGTTTCAGCTACCATGCCCTTTAGGGCAAATCCATTATCGGATTTAATAACAGACATTACATTTGAAAGTTGGTTCATGGGTGAGTCTACAATGCTGAGTTCTACGAGGTCGTAGTCTTTGATGATTCTTACGGACTTGTTTGTTTCAGGATCAATGAACGGTTCTGATTCTTTTATTTCCCCGCCGATAGAGAATGCGCTAAGAGTTCCATCTAGAACTTTTTCCCAGGTGCTCTCTGCGCCCTTGGATATATAGCAACTAACATAAATTCCGTTATAAAACTTTCCAGTCTCTGGATCGTATATTTCTTCCTGTGAAAAAGACACCATCCGCCCAGCAGCGATCTTATCGTGCATTTCGCGTATATTTCCACGAAAGCGTTCAAAGGCGCGGGCGGAGGCCTCAGCCAAAACAATGTCACTTCCTCTATCAATATTGTCTGCTGTGGCAAAACCGGATACAATTCTGTTCTCTACATCAAACTTGGAAAAGGGCACCGAAATATTAAGGTGGTGCCCATGAGTAGATAGATTAGACTTTGTTATCTCCATGATGTTAAATATTACACTTTAAGGGGCCAAAAAGCAAACTATTGCGTTGATCTTCCATCGCCCTTAGGATTTCTTCCCTCGCCCTTGCCATCACTTGCTCCCGCTGATCTCTCTGCATCTCTTGCTCTTGTCTTTCCAGAATTAGCAGCGGCATCAGCGGCTTGCTGTGGCTTCATGACAAACATGTCGTCTCCTCCATCAATTGGAGGCATTCCGATTGTAGCTCTAGCCTCATTAGGAGTCATGATCTGATTTCGAACATAACGTTCATTGATCTGGCTGATTGCATCCTCGTCTGTAAGAGTCATTTCATTCAGCTTAAAGACAAACATGTTAGTAAACTCTGAAATGATTCCATTAATTCTTTTCTCTAGCCTATCCTGCTCTGGCCTGGTAACTTGTTCCTTAAAACTCTTATCAGCATCCCTTGCCGCTGCAAGGTTTATTCCAGCTGGCTGGCCAACTTTACTGATTGGTACTCTATGCGCCATAAGAATTTCTGTCCGGTTGGCGTCCCTGTATGTGGTAAATGAAGAGTCTTGAATCCCTGCTTCTACCGGCTCCATTCTAAAGTCCACTTTAGAGTCTGCGCTATCTGATGGAAGCGGAATATAGATTGACCTATGATTCTTGCCTTTTAGGTTGTTCACAAAGAACTCGTGGATAGTTTTTTCTGCCTCAGCCGAAAGAGTCGCGCCCTTTACTATAATTACATAGCGTGGAACCGCCTTGTGCTCAAAGTAATCTAGGTTGAACCTGGCAGAAAACTCATCACCCGCAATTGCCGACTTTGCTGGCAAGGCGTCGGGTATTCCATAAAAAGTGGTAGTTGGAGTATACTTTTTAATATGAATGATTTCGTTAGGACGAGCATCATTATTAACTGGGTCTTTTGTTTTCTTGTCTTTAAAGTTTCTAAAGAAAACCGCTCTACCATTGACTAGCTGGATGTAACCATCTCTGAGTCTTCTAATTCTAATAGATGGGGAGGGGATGTGTCCAACATACCCAATTGTTCCATTGGCTGTTCTACCAATTTCAATATATCCATTTCCAGTAGCTTCATAGTCAACCCAAACTTTCAAAAGAATTTCTAGGAAAGTGTCTTCATAGTTAAGCTCTTCCAGAAGACGATTTAGTTCTCTACGTCCCCTCTCAATCTTTCTTCTAATTCCCTGGAGCTGCTCCTCCGTTTTTGCACTTTCAAGCTTATCAATTGCCATATCGGAAGGCTCAAGTCTATATCCAAGACCTACAATATTTGAAGCCTTTGCATTAATAGCTGCGTAGTTTGGTGTTGATATTTCATAAAGTTTTGCTAGGTAGGCCATGTCGATACTTGGAAGAACAACGTCAAAGGCGTGGTATGCGGAGTAATAGCTAAGCTCAATAAACTTAGATTTGGCATCATCCATTCCGGTATAAGCCTTAGCCATACTACGAGAATTCTTTCTCTTCAAAGATGTGTTCTCATAAGAGATAGCTTTTAAGTCTTCTCCTCCCGCCAAGAAGGGGTCAGTGTTTATCGAGGGGGCACTATAAATAACCCCAGTCGATACATCAACATTCCTATTATCTTCCATATTGTCTAAGTCTCCTGGCCTCGTCAGCATAAGCTCCAATGTCATACTGGTCTGCAATTTGATCGTTCATCATTCTATATACTTGCTCTTGGTATTCTGATTCTGTAATCTTTCGGTGCCCTGACAAAAATAAGGGAGTTCCATCTGGCTGGCCATAAATCTTGGCAAACTTTTGAAGATTTTCTATACGCCTTATATCTCCCTTTTCTGCAGCAATGCTCAAAACATTACCATCCCCGTCGCTAAAATATGTCCCATCTGGAAGCATCCAAACATATACTCCGTACTTGACATCGTCAACTATCCTCATCTTAGGCTTATTCATGTCACTAATAATACCATTTTTTACTTCTTAACGCCAAATTTTGTCCAGCTAGATGACAGAATCAGCAGACCAAGGCTTTATGTTTATGTAACTAGAAGTTGTTTCAGCAAAGGGTAGTGAATTTTCAAGGGCTGGAAATACTGGGGTTCCCGAAATTATACCCTGCCTTGAAGCTAAAATTGAAGTTATTTGATCAGCACTAAGAGCATAGTCCCATACATTTATATATCCATATGATGAGTATTTTGATGTTCCAGAAACCCACAGGGTGTTGTCATAGTTTGAATTTAAGTATAGAGACTTGTCTGTTGTCCTATCTGCAATGATAAGCACATGGTTTACGGAATCAGTCAATGCAGTTTGAGTACCCGAGCTTAACAGGTTTCCGTTTATATAGACGGCAGAACTCGGCCAATCTAAACCAGACACAGTAACAACATTTGATGCATTAATTAAAAGTTGATTTGTTGATGTATTTAATGTATTTCTAGACGAAAGGAGTACCGATCCCGCAGAAAGTGTGCCTTGTATGGTAAACGTAAACTCTATAGATCTATAGTCTCCTGCTGAAACTACTGGAAGCTGTATGTATCCGGATGAAGCATTAAACGTACAGTTAAGTTTCTTTCCTGAATGAAAAATATTTTCTTCTTCTGGTTTTATAATAACAGATGATCCAGAAACCGTACAAGTTCCTATCGCAGAGTCACCCTTTAAAGATGAATTTGAATAAATATACATTTTAATGTAGTTTAGCTCCGGACGGTTAACCGTAAGATTACTACTAGATAAAATTGCTTGAACTGATATTGGACCAGATTCTCCATCTGCAAGCACAGTATCTGTTGGGTCATAAAATCCAGATACCGCACTTGTATAGGTAAATGTTGTCGAGGTGGCTTCTGTGATGACAACTGTTTCACTCAACGTAGACGATCCGGAAATTGTTACAGTATTACCTACCGAAAAGCCATGTGGTTCTGATGTTGTTGCTGTCCTGCTTACAATTTGTTGTAGCGTTCCGGCCCAAATGCCCATGTTATCGAATGTTGCGGAACCTACCACGGTGTTGCGGACTAGTAGGCGAGCAGACACTGCACCCGCTGGTGCGACACTAGTTATTGTGAGACGTTGCGCAGTGCCAGCGGGGACTATGGCAGAAAGGCTACTACTAACAATGCTTCCTCCGCTGTTGTAGAAGTATAGTCCAATTTGACCATTGGTGGAGTCACCGCTAACCAGGGCTGAGGCCGTGTAGGTTTGACCGGGAACCGCCGCTGGACTGGGATTTGTCATCGCATACGAATCAGCAGTCGCAGAGGAACGATTGAACTGCAAAGAGTATGACCCGGAAGAGAACTCTGTTGACTTAAATGTTGTGTTGAGAGTGACAACTGCAGAATTAGGGCTAGACTCAATCATTTTAGCCGAGTACTGAGAGACACCCTCAAAATTGGCATCAAAGACTGGAGTTCCGTCAATGCCGTTGCGAATCTGAGCCCTATATACAGTGCCTTTGAGCAGGAAATTGGTTCCTCCAAAGCGAGAACCAATCTCAAGGCCTGAGGTTCCTGCGTAAATATTTCCAGAAGTTCCTGAAACGGGAGCACCTAATTGCGTCCAAGTAGTTCCATCATCAGACAGAAAAAAGGTAACCAAACCAGTGGAGGCAACTCTCGTTACGCGTACCCACTTTGTACTGCCGTTGGCAATTCCAGTGGCTACCGTTGATAAAGAGTTGTAAGAAGCAGTGCCGTCAGGAGAAGCAAGTAGACCGAGGACTCCGCTGGTATATACCTCAAACCTATAAGATCGATTGATACTTGTTATTTCTTTTGCTATCAGTTGAGTTTGTACACTAGGGGTCCAATCGTCAAGCGCTACCTTACAGCGAAGGTCAATGTCTCCTGTAATTTGTAGAGGAGTTGCATTAGGAGAAGAGGCGTAGTTACCGGCTGTGCCAGTCAGCGACAAACCTGATCCGGTGAACCTAGCACCACTCACTC